CTCAGAAAGAGGTGCTGATCTGGTTGGAGAAGTGGATGCAGTTCATCACTTGCTGCGTTGAGGCTGGTCCGTCCGACTGAGGTCGGCGTCGCAAATCTCGGCGAGGTTCCGTAGCGCTTCGGCTGCTTCGCCGAACCGGCAGTGCCCCCAGGTGTGGAACATTGATTTGCGGAGCATCCTCCACTCCAGGTTTCTGAACGCTTTGTTCAGATCAGCGGTCGTTTCGTCGAGCTGATCGGGGGACGGCTCAAAGCGTCTGGTCGTAGTGGTCACGGAACCGTTCTCTCACGACGGGGTTTTCGAGGAGCTGTTCTTGGAGGCCGGCCACAATCGTGTCTCGTCGTCGCGCCAGAGTAGTTTTAGGGAGGCCCACAACGCGACCAACGAAACGCAAAGAAAGCCTAACGACAATAAGCATGTCGAAAATCCAGCGGTCATCTTCCTCCAGGTTGTCGAGGGCGTCAGCGAGTGCTTCCCGCAACGCGATTTGTTCCAGTACGGACTCTTCAGGGTCTTCGGCAGGGGGGCAAGACATGAGTGCTTCAACCGGCGAAAACGCTCGGTGGAACGCCGAAGTGTGTCGCCGATGGCCGCTTCCGTTTGGGAGCAGCGGGTCGTAGGTGGATTCTTTCCGCCGGCCATCACTCACTGTTCCCATTGCTCCAAGAGAAGAGGGACGGCTTGAAGCCGTAGTACGCCTTACCCTCTCGGAACGTCCCGAAGGACGCCTCTCCCTTGTCAAGCAACTTGGTGATCGTCTTCAACGGTATGAACGCATGCTGTTGTTTCGGTGTCGACCAGATCCACAACCAGACGGGCATGTGCCCGTCCCACATCGTGAGAGCCGAGAGCTTCTCCTGTTTGAGTTTGAGACCGTTTTTGCCGCAGCCCATCACCTCGATCAGGGTGGTGACGGTGACGTAGTCGGGGGTGTAGCGGAGGAACAAGGGTAGCGTTTCTATCGAGTAAGGCGGCCGTTTGAACCCGTACCGTGCCCACCCTTCGGTGCGTTCCTCGAACGCTCCTTCGGCTTCGTCGCCCATCACACCGTACCGTTGGTCCCACGACAGGTCGGCGAAGGTCACCTGGGCAGCTTTCGGACTACGATCATTTGCACCAGCCGGTCGTCGGGGTAGGCGACACCGTTAAGGCCGTCTTCTACCAGTTTACACAGGTTGGTGGCGTCGGCGGTGAGGGGGGAGACCGCTTCGTCGATGGGGCCGATGGTCACATCAGTCCAGTCGGGGTGGAAGAGGATGACCAGGGAGACTGGTTCTTCGTAGTAGGGCCCGTCGTACAGTTCGGCTACGCGTTTCTCAGCGTCGAGGGTTTTCTTGTCGGTGTAAGCACGGCCGCGTGCGAACCGTGGCCGGCTTTTCGACTTGGGTCGGCCTGGGATCTTGAATCGGTAGATCAACTACTGGCAGCCGTGGGAGTTGCTGACGAACCGAAACCGCTCACAGTCTTTGATGAGGTCTCGGAGATCCGATTTGGAGTCGAGCATCGACATGGTGATCTTGGCCCCGTCGGTGGGGAAGCACGGCACTCTGCTGTTGGCGATGTTGCTCATGGCTCGCAGCGTTTCGATCTCTCGGGGCGCGTCGGCTTTGAGTTCGTCTAGTTCCATCATCGGGGCCTTCGCCATCGGGGCTTTCGCCAGGTGGACGGCGAATGGTTTTCTTCGATCTTCTGCTTCTGGGCGGCGTCGGTGTAGGGGCGCAGCATGAAGATACAAGGGTCGTTGCCTTCTTCCCAAACGTCGTCTTCTTCTCTGGTGGATGGGATCCCGTCATGGGTGGTGCATACCGCGGGCCCGCAGAATCCCTGCTCGATTCCGTACACCAACCAGCGGTCAAAGTCCATGTCCATCATGTCATCGTCCCATCTTCGCACCAGCGTCATCAACGAGTTTGCGTAGCTGCTGCTCGCCGCTGGCACCACGGGCCGCGAACTTCTGACCCCACTTCAGGTCACACTGGCGGGTCCATTCGAGAACCGCGTCGGATGCGTACAACTGTCTGAACAGGGAGCAGGCGAACGAGAACAGGGCGAGGCTGCGGTCATTATGCAACGGGCCGGTGTCCCATATGTCTCGGGCTACGAACCTGAAGTTGGCGTCGATCCTGGTGTGGGAAAACTTGGGCGACGGCATCGGCCGGTTGGACGGCGGGGGGTGGTACAGGGAGGCTAGTTTGACGATCTGCTGGCGGTCGACCATCGTGTCGAACGCCTCATTGGTGAAAGCCTCTAAACACAGGTTGCTCTCAGAGCCCCGTACAGCCTCCTGACGGCCCTCTGGGCGTGACAGCGGGTATGGGAGCCTGATTCCGTTGCCGAAGCCCTTAGCGGGCATGGTTACCTGCTTAGGATAAACTTCACGGGTAGGACTGTCGACGAGTTGGCATGCTCCGAACATGGCGTTGCGGCCCATCTGAGCGGGAATGTCTTCCTCTAGGAACACCCACAGGTGGTAGCCCTTCGACCGGCTGCTCTCCACCCAGGAGGTGATACCCAACTCGGCGAGCAGCTCCCGCACGTTGACCGCGTGAACATACGACACGTCGCCTTCGTCCCAGTCGACAGCCAACCAACCCACGTTGCACCTCGGCGAACCCGCCACCTCCATCAACGGGTACACACCGAGGCGGTACGGGCCCCACAGGTGGTTGTGGATCGCCTCCTCGAAAATCATTCCCTTGGCCGGCACGGGCGTGCCGTCCTCGCCGCGCCACGGTCGGAAGTCGCCATCAGCGGTCTCCTTAGCGACAGCGTTGCCACGAAACAGGTGGCAGAACTTGTCAGCCAAAGCAACCCGCTCGTTCACCGCATAAACCTGTCATCAGGAGGGGTGTCATCATCGCGGTACTGGCGGATCTGACCAGTGTGCGGACACAGGAAGTACTCGAAGTCGCCCAGCTTGTTGGGTGGCCGCTTGTTTTTGGTGAGCCGAATGTTGATCGACACGGAGTGGTAGCACTTCTCAAGGTAGGTGAGCGCAGGGTCGTCGCGACGACGGTACACGCCGAGGACAGCGAGGGCCTCCTGCTCACCGCCGTACTTGCCGGCGGTGATCGTCGCCGGCTTGTGCCGGTCACCCGAACCTCGACCCGCCTGATGGACGACAGCCAGCGGCACACTGGCCTCCTTGCACCACCGTTTCAAACCCTGCGCCTTACCGACCACACCAGTGTGGTCTGATTCTCCTGGTTGGAGTTCCAGGTAGTCGACCATGGCGAAATCAGGGTGCCGCCCCCAGTAATCCTGCGCCTCTTTCAAAGCGTCAGACATTTGCGTGAACGTGAGCGCACCGTCGTTGATCAGCACCCTGTCGAACAGGTTGTGCGACGCAGAGCGCACCTCATCCAGGGTGGCCTGATCGCCGTCTTTGATCTGCTGCTCCAACTCTTCGCCATTACGGGTGTAGGCAATACAGTGGAGTTTCTGTGCGACGAGTTCTCGGGGCTCGTCAGGGCTGAACATCAGGATGTGGTTGTCGCTGTTGAGCAGAGCGTTGACTATCGAGTTGTACAGCACCTGCGATTTGCCATTATGCGAGTGACCCACAACGAGGAGCATCTCGCCGCGGGCCAGACCTCGCATGGCGAGGTCAACCTCGGGGTAGCCGAACAGGAAGCGTCCCTCGTCGTTGCGGACATAGTCGACGAACGAGTCGAACGCCGTGGAGGTCGGCTCGATGAACTTATACACGGGGGCAGCCCCACCTCCCAGAGAGGCTGCCCCCGCGAGCCTGTCAACTATCTGCTCAGGGGTGAGCGGACTGGGCAGCTCGGACATTACACACCACAGCGGGTGTGCATGTCCTCCGCGTTGAACGCATGGAAGCTGCCGTCCCCTGCCTGAATGTTCGTCGGAGCGTCTGACAGCCACAAGCCGATCCGTTCAGCTCCGAGACCGTAAGCCTTCGCGCCCGCCTCCGAGATGGTGAAGTCAGGAGCGTTGGCTTTCCATTTGCCTGACGCCTTGTTGGCCGAGTTGTCGAACACGACGATCTTGCCGTCGTCAGTTTTCTGACCGGCGCACAGGAAGGCCACGGTCCACGCGGCTTGCCGCCCGTCGGTGACGAACCCGTCAGCGTCGAGTTCCATCTTCTTGCGTGAGCGCCCCGCCGGCTTCGCCGCCGCAGGAGCAGGGAGCGGAGGTGCCACCGGCGGGGCAGCGGCCTGACCAGGAGCGAACACGATCTCAGCTCCAGGGAACGCAGCCTCAACCTGTGCTACAGGATCAGCGGGTGGTGCTGGTGCCGCTGGAGCGTCGCCGATCTTGTCGAGAATGTCGTTGAAAACGTATTCGGTGATAGCAGCGTAAGCGCCGCTGGTTACCGCAGCGTCACCCATGCCGTGGCAGATCTCGCCGCCTACTTTCGCTGATGTTTGAGCGATGATCGCTCGTTCTCTGTCATTCATTATTCTCCCCTTTCGGGATTGTCGTTACCAGTTGGCCGGCTTAGCGCCGACCCCAAGGTATTTGCCTCGGCAGTTGGCCCAGTTCGGGCACCAGTCGCTGCACTGCCAGCCATCATAGCGCAGAGGCCACGACGGGAGCCGCGCTTCGATCAGGTCGGCCAGGGAGTTGCACAACGGGACCAGCGCAGCCCAGTCGTTAGGAGTGCGGACCACGTCGATGATCTCCACCTCGCCGTTAGCCAGGTAGCAGAACCTGAAGTTCTGGTCGGATTCCAGGTCGCCGCGTTCGTGCGCTCGGGCCAGCGTGTACACCGTGGGCTGAATAGCGTTGCGTCGCATCTCCCACGGTGGTTCGTGCCGGCCCGTCTTCCAATCCCATGTCAGATCCTCTTCGTCGAGGTCGCGTGTCCCGTACAGGGAGATGCGACGGCTCTCGTTCTCGCAGAGGACGAACTCGAACGACTGCTCCACAGTCAGGGGGTTGAGCCACGGGTAGACCTCCAGGTACCAGGCGCGCAGCGACGCTAACCCCACGTCGCGGGTCAACTCAGGCCCGTCCAACCACTTGACGACTGTCTCTTTGTGGTTGTCCCAACTCATGTGGAAGTACTCGACTGCGGATTCCAGGGTCAGCTCGTCGTCGGCGAGCCGACCGTTCAACACCATCTCGATGACCTCATGGACGACGGTGCCGCGCACCGTCTTACTGTTAGGCGTGTCGACAGCGGTGCCGTTGCGAACAGTGCGTGCCTGCTCGGGGCACGCAAGGAAAGTGTTCAACCACGATTGCCTGAATCGATGTTCGATCATGCCTACAGGTTAGACGCAGAGTGAGACAGTGTTCGTGATCCGTATCAGATATCAGAAGATGGCGCTGGGGCGCCATCATCAGATACAGGTCTATCAGCTTGACCCATTCTCGCGCAACCTCTTCTCCCTTGCGCGAAGGATCTTAGCCACACGGGACCGGCTCACGCCGGCCCACCGACCAACCTCAGCCTGACTGTGGGTACCACCGTTCACCAACGCCGCGATGTCATCCTCGCGGGCGTCGGACAGCTCCGAACGCAACGCCTGTAGGTCGCGTTCCAACATGGTTCTCATCCGCATACGGTCCTTCGCTGAGAGCCTTACCAGGGTCTGTTCCAAGTCGCTGAAGGCTGGGAGAAAGAGTCGGCCGTTATCACTCATCGGGGTAGGACTCTACCGCCAGAACGTAAGCCTGCTCAATGAGTTCGACGAGCCGCGTGAGGCTCGACCAGTTCGCCGACTCGGGATGCTCAGCCAGCGACATCAGCCGAGCCTGGAGGGGCCCGCACTGCTGCTCAGCGTTCAGGATCATCTGCCGTGTCGCATCCCCAGCGACACGCCGCAACTCTGACACGGCCTCCCACTTCGGGAGCTCAGGCATCGATCTCTACCGGTTCGTGCAGCATGTCGGAGAACGCTATGAACAGCCGGTCATACTCCTGGCTCATCCGCTCATGTATCCGCGCCATCTCAAACAGCGCATCAGTAGCCCTCGCCTGGGGCGTCCCGTCTTCATTGACCATCTTCAAGGTCGGTCGGTCACTCACATGCTCCCCTTTCGTAAAGCTCCCCCCGCCCGCCTGAAAGGGTAGGTAAAAGGCAGACGAGGGGAGCGGTTAGGATCATAACGGTTCGCACTCACTATAAAGCAGACGCTGTCCCACTAGCAACGCATCAGCGTTTGGTGATGCGCCTCAAGTCTCGGATCATCGCAGGCCAGGACCGCCAATAGTCGTCAAGAGCCCGCCGTTGGCGCCGCGTAAGTGGACGGTATGCCACACAATCGCGGACGTACCAGCCGAGAACACCGCCGAACAGAACACCGAGCAGTCCGATCCAGATCATTCGTCCTCCTTCATGACCTTGTCCCAACAGACATCACACAGGTAGTACGCCATCGGCCTGGTCGTGTCAGACCCGATCAGAATGTCCCGCTGATTGAGCGACAGCTTCGGGAACACCACAGCAATGTTCTCGCCGGCTTGCCACAGCTCGTACTTGTGGGCGGGCACCTCGACGCTGTCGATAATGCCGCACCGCCCGCAGGTGGCTGACAGTTCCATCAGGTCTGTGGGCCTGCTCATACCAGTGCCTCGATGTAGTCGACGGTTCTCTTCAATCCGACCTTGCGGATGCTGGCCGTTTCGGTGTGGCCAGCGCCCTTCAACCCTTTAGGCAGAAAGCCACCCTTCGGACAGTTCAAGTCCTCATGCCAATGCCGTAGAACCTCTTGCTCTACTTTGTATGCAGCAGCACCCGTGG